GTTATGGATTGGATGGCATTTTCACGTGATTATACTGTATAGGTAAACATTGGGGGCTTAAAGCCCCCTTATTTTAAGGAGAGAATATGACATTTGTTAAAGAGTTTACAATAGGTCCTAGTAAGAAAAGAACAAAAGAAGAACTTAAAAAAGCTCAAGAGACAATAGAACAACAAAGAGATGAAGATTCCCAAATGGTAACAGGAATTTTTAAAAATATTGAAGTTCCGGGAGGTGACCTTACATTTACATATAAAAAATATAAAGAAGATCCTTATAAGACATTTTATTTTAAGGATGGGGGTAAATATACTATTCCTTTAGGGGTAGCAAAGCATATAAATACTATGACAAAAGTAAAACAACATGCTTATTTAGTAGATGTAGAAGGCAAAAAAATACCTGGAATTGGTTCCCATAGACAAAGATATCAGTTCTTATCTACAGAATTTATGTAAAATTTAAATGAATATTATATATATTAAAGATTAATATATAAATATATGGAGATAAAATGGCTGTAACGGGATCTTTAGAACAAATAAGAGCAAAAGTTAGGAAGATTACTGGTAGACCTTCTGCTAATCAGCTTTCTACTGATGAATTAGATAATTATATAAATGATTTTTATGTTTATGATTTACCTCAATATTTAAAACTTTGGGATTTAAAAGATCAATTGAGTCCTATAGTAGCAACGACAGCTAGCGGTGCCAGAGTTTTAACAGAAGGGACTTATATTTATACCGTAGATTCTAATAAGTATTTAAACATAGAGCCTCCATTTTATGTAGGAGGATATGAGATACAATATTTTCAGGATGTAAGGTCTTTTAATAACTATTTTAACAATAGAGCTAATGTTCAGACATTAACTACTGGAACAGGGGTTACAGGCCCATATGCTGGTACTATTACTACTACACCTGTAATTGCTAATACAGTATTTATTAGTGTTCAAGATGGTGCTGGTAATACTTTAACTGCTGGTGTAGATAGTACTGGGACAATAACTGGTGATGTTACCGCGGGAGCTGTAGATTTAACAACAGGAGCTGTAACAAATCTTACCTGGACAGCAATAATTCCTATTGGAAATGATATAACTGTTCAAAGTCTAAGTTTAGTACAAGCGCGACCACAAGCAGTTCTTTATTTAGACAATACTCTTACTTTTTATCCTATTCCAGATGTATCTTATGAGATAGCATGTACTGCATATTATAATCCAGATGATTTGGTAGCTGGGAATGAGCCAGAGATTAGACAATGGTGGAATTTGATTGCATTTGGAGCTTCTATGAAGATATTTCAAGATAATCTTGACTTAGATTCCTATCAAAAAGTAAGGTTATTTTTTGATGAAGCTAAGAGGTTAGTATTAAGAAAGACGTTAAAACAGTTATCTACTCAAAGAGTAGCTACAATTTATGATGACTTATCAACCTGTAGATGTGGTTGGTTTGGAAACACAAACATTTAAAGGAGTTTATAATGGTCTATTTTAATAACGTGCCACAACCGACAGATAAACCTTCTCAATCACAAGCACAAATAGCTTCTAATTTTAGTGATCTGGATACAGTATTTAATAAAAATCATATTGGATTTTCTCAAGCTAATAATAGAGGTGAACATAGAAAAGTTACATTTAATAGTGTGATAGCTAATCCAAATGCTGCAAGTCCTAAGGCTAATTTATATATTAAAACTGTAGCAGGAGCATCTCAACTTTTTTATCAAAATGGAAATGCGGCAAGCAATGTAAAACAGATGACAGGATTAAATATTACTAATCTTGTTAATGGTGGAACAGCTGGCGGAACACTTTATAGGATAACAGATCCATTAGGTTTTACTATTTATTGTGGTAAAACTAATGTTTTTGGTTCTATTACTTTCCCAGTTGCATATACAACTATTTTTAGCGCTCAAGCAACTAGAAGTGATGGTAATGATCAAATATTTAGATTTACAACAGGTCTTGGTGCTTTACAAATTTCTTCAGTTCCCGGCGGAGGTGTTGGAACTGTAGATTGGTTTGCAATGGGAAAGATTTAAAATGGTTAAGAATTTCATAGGACCTTATCAGATTGGTTTACAAAGGAATTTAGAACCTTTATGGCTTCCTGAAGAAGCTTTTGAAGTATTAGAAGATGCATATGTATGGAGAGGAAGAGTTAGAAAGAAATCTGGATATTCTATTCTTGGAAGACTTCATGATTTTGGTACAACAGCAGTTCCTATAGCTGCTGGTAATATAGCTTCAGGAGCGTACACTTTCAGTTATAATGGTGCAGGTTTTGCCGCTGGGGATCTTCCTTTATCTCCTGGAACGGTAACTATTACACTTACAGTAGGAGTAGCTTTATGGCCAGCTATTATTACTTTTGTAGATAATGGAAATGGTACTTTGACATCTTCAGATGCTCCTATTGCGGGAGGCTTTACATTAGCATATGGAACCATAGATTATATTAATGGAACTTTTGATCTTTTTATAGATCCTGTGATGCCAGGAGGAGGTCCTTTTGCAGTAGCTATCACCGCCTTTAGACATACTTCTCAAACTTCTACTATGGGATTAGGCACTTATGAAGCAGATAGTGTAAATAAAGAGAGTGTAATAGCATTTGATGAGACTTATTCTTATCTTTATAATTCTGGAACTGATGTATTTGATCCTTTAAATGATGCAGCTGCTAATATACAAACTTGGTCTGGTTCGAATGCTAATTTTTTCTGGACTACAAATTATTATCAAGATAATGCTGGTAGATATCTTTTATGGGCTACAAATAATGTAGCTAATTCAGTAGTAGCTGGCCAAACAAGAGATGGTATACAAATATATAATGGAATAGCGTGGTATGCACAAACTCCTCAATTAACAGCAGGAGGTATACAATTAAGAGGCTGTCTCATTTTAATTCCTTATAAAGATAGGATGATAGCATTAAATACTTTAGAAGCTGCTGCTGCACCTGTAGGAGCGAATAGATATCCAAATAGAGCAAGATGGTCACAAAATGGAGTTCCTTATACTACTACTTTAGGAGGAGCTGCTGTTAATGCATGGAGAGAAGATATTGTAGGAAGAGGTGGATATATAGACGCACCTACTCGAGAAGCTATAGTTTGTGCATCTTATGTTAAAGATACATTATTGGTATTTTTTGAAAGATCTACATGGCAATTAAGATATACAGGAAATGAGTTACTTCCATTTGTATGGGAACAGATAAATTCTGAACTTGGAGCAGAAGGAACTTTTTCTAATGTTGAGTTTGATAAAGGCGTAATGACTGTTGGTGATAAAGGAATTACATTATCAAATTCTGTTAATGTTGAAAGAATAGATTCTAAGGTCCCTAATCTAGTATTTAACATACATAATGATAATAATGGGCCTATAAGAGTTCATGGTATAAGAGATTTTTATAATAAATTAGTATATTGGTGTTATCCTAGTGATGATGTAGATGGTATTTATCCAGAAAAAGTAATATGTCTTAATTATGATGAAGGTAATTATGCTATTTTTAATGATACTTTTACTTGTTTTGGAACTTATCAAGATACTGATGATTATACCTGGGCTACACTTCCTTTTTCATCATGGACAGCATGGAATGTTCCATGGGGAAGTGCAAGAGCTCAGAGCTATTTTCCTACATTAATTGCTGGTAATCAGAAAGGATTTGTTCTTAAACTTAATCAAGGAATAGATAATTCTCCTTATGCTGATCTTGATACTACTTTAGCTGTTGCTGATAGCATTACAAATGCTTCTCCAGCAGTTGTACAAGTATTGAATCATAATTTGAATACAGGGCAATTTATTAAGATATATTATACTAGAGGATTTGCAGAGACAATTACAGCGGAAGATACTGGAACAGCATTAACAGGATCGACTTTTTTTACCGGTACATTAGTAAATAGTGGAGTTTTCCCTGCTTCTGCGCCTACAGGTGCTGGTCCTAATTTCATCTCTATTCAAATTGGAGCTTTAAATTTTACCGATTTAGGAAATGGAACTTTATTAGAAGCTACTGGCGGGACATTAACAGGAACAATATCTTATGAGACAGGTGAGTTTACTATAAATTTCCCTGCATTAGTAGCAGATACAACAGTTACAGCAAATTATCAATATAATATTTTAAACTTTAATGTTTTTTATATTAATAGAGAAAGTGCTGATACATTCTCATTATATTCTATTGATTCAGATGGAAATCCTCAGTCATTAGATTTATCTGCATATGGAAGTGCTTATCAAGGATGGGGAGAGATAGCGCAAGTTTCTAATTTTAAAGTAAGGACAAAAAGATTTAATCCATTTTTATCGGTAGGCGGTAGTTTAAGAATGGTTTATTTTGATATCTTGCTTAATAATTCTGATATGACTTTTCAAGCTTCAATATTAGCTGATGAAGACTCAAATAATCCTGTATTACAATTAAATGTAGCGTCTTTTGAAGAATCTGGATCAGGACTTTCTAAGGAAAAGATTTGGAAAAGAGTTTTTTCTAATACTACTTCGGATTTTATACAAATAGAATTTGAACTTTCTAATCTTCAAATAGTAGAAAAAGATAATTATGCTTCTGATTTTCGTATGCATGGAATGCTTATAGAATCTGAATTAGCTGGTAGAGAGGTAAATAGATCATGACATTTAGTCCCAATAATACTTTAGAAGTTCCTTTACAAGAAAATGTATCTTTTTCTTCAGATTACTCTCAATTTATAATACAGATCACTAAATATTATAGGGATATAGCACGAAAAGTTAATGATAAAGAAAGAGCCTTTTATCCTTTAGAGCTAGAGATTTTAAATTCTCAGAAGTTTTTTACAACGGGAGACCCTCAAAAATATAGAACTGTTTTTAGAAAGGTTATAAATACAGGTGTTTTACCAAATGCAGGAATTAAAAATATTG